TCTAATATGAATTGATCTTCTGGGTTAACAGCTAAATTTCCACAAGGCCAATATTTCTCTTTTCCTTTGATAACAACTAGCAAACCACAAGACTCTCTTGGGTCTTCTTTCTTTGCATGCTCTATCGCATCATCTTTCCACATTAAGAATAAAACGACCCAACACCAGGGAAATCCGCTGGAAGAACTTGTCTCTTAGGTAAGCGAACACCGTCAAGATCGAAACTTGCTGCTAACTCAAAAGAAACCACTTCTCTATTTTCAGCGGCTTTTCTATCTACGTAGTACACTTCAGTCCAAGTAGCGGTTGAATCTGGTGTACCGTGCGGATTATCGCCCTCTTCTTGATTAATTAAATCCCCATCTTCCTGCACAATATAATAAGCAGTATCATATTCTTGAACTATATCTCCACCATCGAAATTTGTATTATCTATATATCTTTCAAGTGTCCTAATTCTTGTTACCTTTGCACCCTCTAGTCCTTGTGGTAAAGTAAGAAGTAACGTTGTGAAAGTTCCTAAAATATTTGATATTCTTAATGTTGGTCTAGGTAACTGCTTGGGGTTATACTCAAAGCCTTCTGCGTCTATTGGCATCCGAGTATATTGGTTATTATCGAATATTAGATTCGCATTATTATTTTCAGCTACACCATTATGAAAGTAATAAGTGGTATTTGCACCATGAATAGTTGAGTCTAACTGAAGCTGAAAAAGTTCAATTATATTACTGGGATTACTTTTTTGTAATTCCGATACAGGTACAGCCATTTATGGTTCAAATACCTCTTGAAATGTTGCCCTAATAGTTGCTTTGTTTACATAGGGGATTGTCTTTACCCAACTTAAACAAACCCACTTGTAAGCAACTGAGCTACCTGGAGGTGTCCAATCAAATGAAGCACCATCATCGGCTCTAGCTTCAAGAAATGTCTCTATAGAATCTGCATTTGTTTCTGATATATTTACCCAACTTAAGTTCCAGATTTTAGGGTCAATATTCATGCCGAATTTAATTCTGTGCATGTAGCCGTCATTAAATTGAACACCACGAATATTAGGACTACTGCTTTTGGTAGCTCCGTATCCTTGTGTTACTGAGGGAAAAGTTGCCATTATGCTCTAAGTAATCCTCCAGGTCTTCTCTGTTTAATTAGTTCAGCTTGTATAGCTGCTCCTAACATCTTACCTAGTCTGGCAGATTGCCCTGCATCTCCCTCAACCGCACTACCAGATGCGTCTACATTTACTGTTACATTTCCCCCCATAAGTTCCTCATTAGGGATTATTGTCCCTGCGCTATCTGGTACGAATAATTCTGGTCCTCTCTCTCCTACGATGGAGGGTCTACCTGTAGGTGGTCTACCCCCATCTGCGAAGCCAAACATTTTATTAAAGAACCCTCCTTTAGGCCCGATACTACCTAGGAGAGCTTGAACACCGTATTGTAGTAGAGCGTTCTGAATTTGCCTAAATACATTACCTGCTATCTCCCCTAAACTCTTTGTACCGTCAATGGCTGCTGAAATACTATCAACTAAACCTGTTCTAATCGTATCTCCTATATCCTTATACAACTTTAGAGAACGCTCTAGCTTCTGATTTAGATGATCCTCTGCATCTAATCTATTCTTAGTGGAATATTTAGGATCTTTATCCAGTAGGTCCACTCTTCTCCCTATCTTATTTTCAAGATCTCGTACCTTACGACCCCTTACCCTATTAGCTGAACCTCTCGCAGCAGGTTTACTTTGCAGTTCCTCAAGCTCCATAAGTAAAGCATCTAACTTTGGATCATCACCTTTGTCGTAACCACCCGCAGCAAATGAACCTAACTTTGCTCTTTTAACCTTAGATTTTGTACCTTCTGCAAAAAGACCTGACCAGTTAAGTATCTTAGCGAAACCTGCGCTCATCTGGGTCATAAATCTAGCCCAGTCGTTAGCTAGTCTCTGCGTGTCTGAACCAAATTGCTGTAAAGCTTTTACGCCTCTCTTACCTACTACATTCTCCATATCTTCCATTGCTGCATTAAAAGCTGCCTGTTTTCCTTGTAATTTTTCAATTAGCTGAAGTTGTCTACCTCGAACTGTATTTGTATTTCCAGTGGCGGCAGCTACAGCAGAAGCGTCTTCTGCGAAAGGTCCCATAGCTTGCCCAAGGACCACTACTGCTGATGTAGCCTGTTGTATGAGACTAATAGCTGCCGTAGCTGCAATACCTCCTGCAAAACCCCCACCTTTACTTACTCTCTCTCCTAAAGCACCACCTAAACCACCAGCCAAGGCAACTCCTGGTCCCTGACCGAATAAAAGAGGAAAACCACCACTAATTAGAGCACTCTTACGTACATCTGCCCACATAGATTTATTAAGAGGTGATCCAGCCATACCTCTTGCTCCAGCTATGGGAGAACTAGGTCCACCACTGTAAGCCAGTTGAGCAGGGGACCCCATCATGTACCTAGTTCCACCTATAGGTGAAGCTGGATTTACCCCTTTCTTAGTCTGATCGCTTAATGCTTTGTTCTGCCCTCTTATAGTGGCTTCACTAGCTTTCTCCAACTTTAACTTGGCATGTGCTTTATCTATTAATCTCTGCATTTCTGTATTTGCAGTCCTAAGCATCCCTACGTTTGTGCCCTTACCTAACATTTGCCCTACTAGACGACCCTTAGAATCAACACTTTCTATCTTTCCTCCCAAACCTCGCTGCGCTCTTATAGGCTGATTTTGAGCCTCAGTTATCTTTCCCATCTGCCTTCTCATGGCAGATACATCAATTCCCTGTGCTTCTAAAATGTCTATTTGAGATTGAAATCCTGCCCTTTTTCTCTTTTGATTAGCTCGTAAATTAGTAGGAAATGGTACTCCAAATACGTCCGAACGTAATGTCTTATTTACCTGTTGTCCCTTTATCTTTACATCTAACAATTTTTGGGCTGCCTTAACCTCATCATTAGCGAATTTAAGCCTTGCTCTAGCAGATTCAAACAGCTTTTTGTCAGTAGCAGTAGCCGCTTTCCTTATCTGTTCTTTTGCTTTCTCTAATTTAAATCCTTTCTCTTCTAATTTCCTTATCTGATGCCCTAATCGAGCATTTCTAGCCATTTGTGTGCCTCTTCTATCCTCTGCCTTTCTCTTCTTTTCTGCTATTTGTTGTGCTCTACTTTCTACTTTTATAGGAGCTGATAATGTCTTCCTAAAATCATCTACCTGTTTTTTAAGTGTCTTTAATTTAGCCTCAACCCGCTTGGTGTCTAAAGCTAAATTTACACTGTAAGTTGAGCCAGCCACTTAAAATTACACACTCAATACTACGACTTTAGCGTACCTTCTTAAATTGAGCTTGTCTTTTAGCTTCTTCATAGGCTTTTTTCTCTTGTTCTGCCTTATGTGTGAAATATCCACTCCATCCATACAATTCCTTTACTGACATTCTTTCTCTTAATTCTCCTAAAGTCATGTGAAGCTGTTCTGCTACGTAGAATTGGAGAAATAAATAAGTATCTTTAGCCAGCCTCGCTTTTTACGGCATCTGGGTTATCCCCCTCCTCTACATCTTGCATCCTTGCCATTATCTCTAATAAAACTGAAATAGGTATCTCTCTCTTAAGAACAGCAGTATCCCCCTCGCTAAATAACCGCTTACCTTCCTCATCTTGAGCCTTTACGATAATAACTTGTAACGCAAAATCCAAACTACCATCATCCTCACTCTTATTCATCGCCTTTAGTGTGTTACTTATAGTGTCCCTATCTGCAATGGTTATAGGAGTCCAAAATATCTTTAATATAAGTTCCTCCCCCTTAAATATGCTGTAACTACTACGTTTTTCCACACTGAAGGCTTGCTTCAGTTTGTCTACAGCACGTAAAGAGGACATAAATCAAACGCTTATCTCTGTAGTATAGCTTATTTATAATTTAAATCTACGAGAAGCCTTTGATAGTCCCTTAGCAATGTCCTCCTCTAATAGTTTAGATTGAGATACATAAACCTTAAACCAATCGGGATTAGGTGCTCCACTAGGATCTCTAGCGGTTATTTTGTAATACTTAGCATGATCTTCATACGTTCTACTTTCGGCTCCCTTATTCGCCTTCCTTTGTTTCTTGGTTAATCTACGATTAGACTTCATTACGGGTACAGTCTGCCCTAAATTTGTAGCAAACCCCGCATAATTAGCTTCATTACCTATATAAAGCAACTGACTTAATTCAGTTCGTATAACCCTGGGACGAGTAGGTTTACGTGGGAATCTTGGATCAGGAATAGGCCCATTTACATTATCTCCTCTCCAAAAATCACCACCTTGAGAAGTACGCCCCTTTTTTCTACCAAAACGTACCTTAATTACTTTATCTGGTTGTATCGGAGTTGTATCCACCTTCCAACTCTTAGAGAAACCACCTGTCCACCACGGTCCAAGGTATTGAAGCCTGTAGAATATCTCAGAAGCTACTTTACTTTTACCCTTTAAAAAGTCTTCCTCTATATCCGCAACTAGTTGGGATAAATCAGGATTTGGACCTAATTTCTTAGGCATTAGCAGTAAAAGAGCAACTAACTACAGATAAATGATGACTGCCATTTGGATCATTAACCGAAGTAGGACCCTCTATCTGCGAAGTGCGTGGTGTAGCTGAATAAGTATCTGTGTAATTAGTCGCATTTACTGAAATTAACCCATCAATAACAGATTCGGCTACAGCAGATGCGGCAGCACTACCCTTATCTTTCGGAGTCATAATCCCGCAAATAACATTACCTCCATAAAAATCGGTAGAAGTACCTTGAGGTTGCAATGTCGCTTGTGAAAAATCGAGACTTACCATCACATACTTCTTAGTTTTACCTGGAGTAGTAAAAGGCATATTGTCAAAAACAACCGTTACTGATGCGTCAGCAGCAGTGACCGCTGTTTTTATAGCAGTCTCAATAGCGGCTCTGGCATTTACTAAAGTCATTAGAAAACTATATCAACACGAAAAAGATACTCTTGCCCACCTTTTAACGTATTTATATCCACTATCTTTGCAATCCTAGTGGAACCAGAAAAAGTTAATGTTACCTCGTCTTGAAGTAACGGCTGGCTGTCCCCAATTAAATCTGGGGTAATGTATAACCTTGCTGTGTTCTCCTGTACTCCGCCACCCTCTGTAGAATTTATAAATTCAATAGGGACCTTTATTGAATATGCTGTGTCGGTGGTTGTAATAGCACCTGTAGCAGTGTTATATGCAGGGGATGTTTTACGGGTGTAAGTAACACTCGTATCTAATGCACTACCAAGGTCTGCAACAACCTGTTTAGCAACATTTTTAAATAGGGTGTCTAGTGCTCCTGCCATAATTAACCTCTAACTGTTCTTACTTGATAGCTACCAGAACCACCAAGACAATAAGCACCAAGGTA